AATAAGAGGGTATATAAACCCTCTTATTGATTTTTTATAAATTTTATTATATAATATTTATATAAGATATGAAAAGGAGTTGTAATTTTATGATAAAAACATTGTATCCGATTTTTCAGAAGTGGTCAGAAAAAGGTTCAATATATTTTGTATCAGATACACATTTTGAAGATGCAGACTGTAAGTTTATGGACCCAGATTGGATTACTCCAGAAAAACATATAGCCAATTTAAAAAAATTAGTCCATAAAAATGATACATTAATTCATTTAGGTGATGTAGGTAATCCCGCATATATGGATGAATTAAAATGTTATAAGGTATTAATCACAGGTAATCACGATGTAAGGAGTAAAATGGTTGGTCATTTTGATGAAATTTATACAGGTCCGCTATTTATAGCAGATAGAATTTTATTAAGTCACGAACCAATTAGTGGACTAGGAGAAATGTGTTTAAATATACATGGACACGTTCACAATGGTACTTTTTATGATGGTGAAGGATTAAACTTTGCATCAGATGTAATAGGATGGAATGAAAATAATACTATTATAAGTTTAAAAGATATTTTAGAAGCTGGATATTTAAAAGATGTTAAAAATTATCATAGAATAACAATTGATGAAGCGATAAAAAGAAAGGTGTAATTAATGAATAATTTTTTTAAGATAGAAAGAATGAAACAATTAATTCAATTATTAAATGATTGGACTAATAAATATGACGCAGGTTATCCAGTAGTTTCAGATATTGAGTGGGATAAAAATTATTTTGAATTAAAAGCACTAGAAGAAGAAACGGGAATATGCTTAATGGGTTCTCCAACTCAAAATATTCATTATGAATTTAAGACAAGCCTAACAAAAGTAAAACATAATCATCCTATGTTATCTCTTGATAAAACAAAAGATTGGCAAGAGTTTATAGAATATTTTGAAAATAAAGATGTTGTAGGTATGCCAAAATTAGATGGATTAACTGTATCTCTTGTATATGAAAATGGTAAAATTATTTCTGCTGAAACAAGAGGTGATGGAGAAATAGGGGAAGATGTTACTCATAACATTTTAACTGTTCAAGGAGTTCCTTATATTGTTCCATATAAAGAAAGATTAATTATTGATGGCGAAATAATTTGTACGGATAAAGATTTTGAGCCTTTTAAAGAAGAATATAAAAATAATAGAAATTTTGCAAGTGGCTCTATTAGATTATTAAATGCTAATGAGTGTAGAAAAAGAAAATTAACATTTGTAGTATGGAATGTAGTAGAGGGTTTAGAATCTACAGTTATAAAAAATTTTACTACATTAAGAAAATTAGGCTTTACTGTACCACCTTGGACTTCTAGTTTTGATTGGGATGCTAGAGATTTTCTTGTAAATTCTTGTAAAGAATTAGGCTATCCTATTGATGGATTAGTAGGTAGATTTAATGATATAGAATACGGAACTTCATTGGGGTCAACTAGTCATCATGCAAGAGCAGCTTATGCTTTTAAATTTAGTGATACAGAGGTAGATACTGAATTATTAGATATTGAATGGATGATGGGTAGAACTGGAGTTTTAACCCCAGTAGCTATATTTAAACCTGTGGAACTGGAAGAAACAACTGTGTCAAGAGCAAATCTACATAATATTAGTGTTATGGAAGAATTGAGCGGAGGTTTTGAAAGAAGAGGAGATATTCTCCATATTTATAAGGCTAATATGATTATACCTCAAGTTAAATCATGGGAGCATATAGGAGATTATTCTAAAGAAAAGCATATCAATATTCCTAATACTTGTCCCGTTTGCGGACACCCTACAAAGATTTCCATTTCAGCTTCTGGCGTGAAAAATTTAGTTTGTGAAAATCCACAATGTGAAGGCAAGCTTATCAATAAACTAGACCACTTTTGTGGTAAAAAAGGTATGGATATAAAAGGTTTATCTAAAGCAACTCTTGAAAAATTAATTAACTGGGGTTGGGTAAATAAAATTACTGATATTTATAGTTTAAATAAATATAAAAAAGAGTGGATAGATAAAGAAGGTTTTGGTGAAAAATCAGTTACTAATATTCTTCAAGCTATTGAAAATAGTAAAATATGCAAATTAGAAAATTTTATTTCTGCATTAGGTATTCCACTTATAGGAAAAACAGTTGCAAAAGAAATTGTAAAATATTTTGCAACTTGGGATGATTTTATTAGTGCTGTGGGAGATGGACAATGGTCTGCATTAGATGGATTTGGTCCTGAAATGGAAAAAGCATTAAACTCTTTTGATTTTTCAATAGCGAAAGAAGTTGAACCATATTTAACTTTTGAAAAAATAGTTATAAAAAATGAAGATATTACATTAAAAGGATTAACTTTTTGTGTAACAGGAAAATTAAAAGAATTTAAAAATAGAGATGCTATAAAAAGTTATATCGAAGATTTAGGTGGAAAAGTTACTGGCTCTGTAAGCGGAAATACAAATTATTTAATTAATAATGATATTAATTCTACAAGTGCAAAGAATAAAACTGCACAAAAATTAGGTATTCCGATTATTACAGAAGAACAATTGAAGAAGATGATTGACAATTAAAAAATTTTTAGGTATAATATAAATATGAAAAATAAAGGAAATTTAAAAAGTATCGCACATAAGTTAGTTAAAACTGAAAAAAGATTGGCTTTAGCTCAAAAAAATAATGATGCTGAGCAGATAAAGCATTATCAGTCAGAAATTATAAAGCTAAGTGCGGAACTAAATTTTGAAGAAATTATGTATATTGATGAATTTATATTAAAACAAAAATTTCTTGACAATTGAAAATTTTTGTGATATAATATTCATATAAAGATACAAAGTATCTAATATAAAAAATATTTTAAATTAAAGGAGAAAAATTAAAAATGGCAGTATTAAAAGAAAATTCAAGAAAAGTATTTGATTATGTTAAGAGTGTAAACGGAGAAAACATTACAGCAGCTGATATTGCAACAGCTACAGGTCTTGAAGTAAGACAGGTTAATGGTATTGTTACTTCAGCTTTCCAGAGAAAAGGTCTTATGGAAAGAATTCCAGCAGAGATTGAATTAGAAGATGGAACACATAAACCAGTTAAGTTTATTAAACTTACAGAAACTGGGGCTGTATTTGACCCAGATGCTGAAGCTACAGCTGAATAATTTTAATTTCAAATAAAAAATAGGGTTGAATTATTATTCAACTCTATTTTTATACCAAAAAATGAGGAACTATGGAATATATAATATTAGTTATTAGTATTCTTATTTTGATTTTTGTTTTTTATAAAGGTAGTAAAATTCAAAAAATAAATGAAGATATTAAAAATCAAAATAAAGAATTTGAAATAAAAAATAAGTTATTAAAACAAGAGAATGAAGATTTAATTCTTAAAAGAAATAATGAAATAGATAATTTAACTAAAATTACAAATCAATTAGAAGAAGAAAAAGAAAAGCGTATATCAATCGCAGAGAAAGAATATCAAAACAATATTGCTAGTATTAAACAAAAGTATGAAGATGAAAAGATAGATTGGGAAGATAGTAAAAAATTATTACAAAAATCTTATTCTGATTTTCAAATGGAAACTTTAAAAAAGATGGATGATGAACATAAAGAGCTAGACACAATTCGTCAAACTCGCATCGCCGCACAAAAGGCAATAACAAGAGAAAAAGAAATTAAAGAACAAAAAGATTTTTATTGTTTACCTTGTTCTGTTGCTGATAGGAATGATATTCAAACTCTTGAAAGAGTAAAGAAAGATTTAAACAAGCCAAGAATATTAAGTATGTTAATTTGGTCAACTTTCTTTCAAAAACCTATGACTTCTTTATGCAATAATGTTTTAGGTGTTTCTACTGTTACAGGTATATATAAAATTACCAATCAAATAAGCGGAGAGAGCTACATTGGTCAAGCAGTAGATGTAGCTAAAAGATGGAAAGACCATGCTAAGTGCGGATTAGGGATAGACGCTCCCGCAAATAATAAGCTTTATAAAGCAATGCAAGAATATGGTATTTGGAATTTTTCTTGGGAATTAATTGAACAATGTCCAAGAGAGCAATTAAATGAAAAAGAAAAGTATTATATAGATTTATATATGACAAATAATTTTGGTTATAATAGCAATAAAGGAGTGGGAAAATAATGAAATTTAGTAATACAAGAGTAATGAATTTTGAAGGTGCCCTAAGAGGTATGAGAAATCCTAAAGAAAGTTACCACTTAAGTGATAGTTTTTTTGGATTAATTGATTATGAATGTACAGAAGCTGATTATAATATGGCTAGTGTATGGGCAGAAAATGAAAAACCTGAATATTATGATAGTTTGGGAGATTATGAAGAAGAAAGAATAGCATTAGAAGATAAATATGATAAATGGCTATTAGACAATGGAGTTTTATATAGAAATAATGATGACATGATTGCAGAGGTTGCTTTTATAGGACCAAAAGATTTGGAATTAGCACAGCGTCTTATTAAAGCCGGCCCAGAGCACCGTAAGTTTATGCGTCAGATTATTGTTTCTGTTGATATTACAGCTCCACTATACTGGTAGAATTCTTTCTGCCAATGAAATACTTTTCCTAGTTATCACTAGGGGTCGCATAATATGTGGCTAACGGGGAACTTACCCATTGGAATCCCGTGGCAAACTTTTATTTTTCATATCTTCTTTATTAAAAAGGAGATGATTAAAATATTTTGTGTTTATAAAATTACAAATTTAATAAATCATAAATTATATATAGGAATAACAAAAAGAAATCCAAAAATCAGATTTAATGAACACTTTTCTAATAAAAATGAATTATTATATAAAGCAAAAGAAAAATATGGTAAAGAAAATTTCTCATTAGAAATAATTGAAAAAAATATTCCGGAAGATAATATTGACGAAAAAGAAAGATATTATATTAAATTATATAATTCCTTGACTCCAAATGGATATAATCTTTCTATTGGTGGAATATCTAATAAGAGCATTTCAGATGAAGGAAAACAAAAATTAAAAGAATGTAATTTAGGTATAAATAATCCAAAATGTAATAAATATATTTTAATGATAAGCAAAGATACAAATGAGATTTTAAATAGATTTGGAAGTGCAAGAGAGGCCGCAAGATTTCTAGGTAATGAAAATAAATATAGAAGTATTGCATATTGCCTGTCAGGTAAATTAAAATCTTCTCAAGGATATTTTTGGAGATATGAAGAATAATTGAAGCTGTAGAGACTATTCCCTATGCCTTCTGGGCGGGGAAGTAGGGCTACTATTGATACGTAGTCTAGTTTTAGGAAACGAAGCTAGTTAAATGCCGAAATGGTATCCTCTCATTAGAGAGTAAAAGATAGTCCATAAATGGGAAAGAATTTGATACTTATAAAGTTGGAACAGTAGCTAATTCAACTTCTACAATGCATAAGATTACAAGCAAACCTATTACATTAGATTGTTTTGAAATTGATGATTTATGTAAAGATGATTTGCATGTTGTAAATGAAAAACCTTTATCAGATACTTCATTAAAAAATTTTTATATGAATATTATTGATTATCTTGAAGTTCTTCGTTTAAAATATCTTGAAACTAAAGATGAAAGATATTGGAAAGAACTTATTCGTTGGTTACCAGAATCATGGCTTCAAACTAGAACCGTTACAATGTCATATGAAAATCTTTTTGCTATGTGTAGTAAAGGACAAAGAAGATTCCATAAATTAAATGAATGGAGCGGAATCCATACTAAAGTAGATGAATTTTTTATTCAATGGGCAAGAACATTACCTTATGCAAAAGAATTATTATTTTTAGATGAATTAACAGATAAAAATAATAATTAATACTTTTAGAAGTAAATAA